TGAGAGAAACTATATGCACCGCCTGCACTTGTTTGTGTCGCTGTAGAGATTGATCCTTGTCCAACTCCGTCAGTGAGTGTGCCTAGTCCACCAACGTTACCGTCAGCAGATCCACCGCCTCCAACGTCCATGGTCACACCAGAACCAGAGACCGAGTAGGTACTACCGATTCTTGATACCTGTGTTGCTGCAGCGTTAGTGGTCAACTGAACACTTGACTGCATTTTATGTGTGATATCTGCAAATACAGGAGAACCAAATCCTGCCAATAATATAAGTGGTAAGTATTTCTTCATGAAATTACCGATTATTTGCTAGCTCTATTTAGACATAAAAAAACCCTACTTGCGTAGGGTAAGTACAGATGTACTCTTATATTATTTGAGTGCAACTAACTGCTGACGCCATTTTTCTTTGACTGCTGTAGTCCAAACTGCATTTGCCACACCTTGAATCTCTGCTGAGTATCCAGAAATATCTGTGTCCACTAGAGCATCATTGCCATCTAGTGTTCCTGATTTTAGAACTTCATACTTGAAATGAGTTCCTATTTCTGTCCCATCTTCAACAATTATTATTGCTGTTCTGAGTTCTATGTTATTATAAGGTCCTTTTATAGTCATCTTATCGATTGACTCTGCTTTGGTAAGTGCCATTAGGGTAATTCTCCGAATTAGACTTGTTTAGGTACGTACTGTTTGTACTTCATTATTTATTTTTATTGACATTCATGGTGTCTTATCTTATAATATATTTGAACTTTATATTCAATTATGATTCACCTACGAGACAGTCTCGTCAATAATCTCATCAAGCATGCAGAAGGACAGATAGCAAAACACAAAGCGAATGTAGAGATTTACTTTACATATCCAACAGGTATAGGTGAACACCCTGATATCATGGGTGCCATCGAGACTGAGTTGAATGAGATCTCAAGATACCATGAACAAATTCAAGTACTAAAGGAGTATTTTGACGCATGAAGATTTTCCTAGATACCGCAGAGACAGATCTGATCAAGAAATATTATGGAACTGGTCTTATTGACGGTGTTACTACAAACCCTACTCTTATCCGTAAGAGTGGGAGAGACCCAGAAGACGTATACCAAGAACTAGCAGACTATGGTGTCCGTGACATCAGCATGGAAGTTGTTGGTGACGAGGAGACTATGACTGCAGAAGGTAGGAGATTGCATAGCAAGTATGCATTCCAAAGTAAAAAACTTAGTATCAATCCTACCACTATCAAAGTACCACTATCACCAGATGGTCTAAGGACATGTAGATCACTTGCTCTTGATGGGATCAAAGTAAATGTTACTCTTGTTTTCTCAGCAGCACAAGCAGTCCTAGCATCAAAGGCAGGAGCAGCATATGTTTCTCCATTTGTGGGTAGATTAGATGATCAATCAGTCAATGGTATTGGTCTTATAAATCAGATAGCAAGTATATATCGTATGCATGGATCTCAAACACAGGTCCTTTCTGCATCAATACGAAGTGTGCAGCATGTGACAGACTCTTTTCTAAACGGAGCAAACATATGCACAATGCCACCTAGTATTTTTGAGAAGATGTATAATCATATACTCACTGATAAAGGTCTTGAACTATTCGATCAGGACTGGGCACAAGTACAATCAAAATGATGTTCGTAAGAAGAGAGCGTCCTTGGGGGTGGTATGAAACCATCGTCGAGGACGATAACTATAAAGTGAAGAGACTTTACATAGCACCTGATCAGAGACTGTCACTTCAGTATCATAATCTGAGGACAGAGGACTGGGTGATTGTAGAGGGTGGTGGTATTATAACTCAGAATAGAATGGAGACTGAATGTAAGGTGGGTGACACTTTTCATATTGGCACAGAGATGAAGCACCGAGCAAAGGGTGGTGAGAAAGGATTATTGATTATTGAAACTCAGATTGGTATATGTAAAGAGAATGATATTATAAGACTTGAAGATGACTATGGTCGTATCAAGAAAGAAAATACATATATGTGCATGAACGAATACGGGACTGAATAATGATTCTGATTACTGGTGGTGCCGGTTTTATAGGAAGTAACTTTGTAAATTATGTTCAGAGAGTTTATGATGATGAGATTATCGTCATAGATTCTTTATCATATGCTTCTGACGTAAATTATATCAAGAAAGATAGCAAGACGACATTCGTATGGTGTGACATTGCAAACGAGAAACATGTCAATCATATATTCAAGACATACAAACCAAACAAAGTATTTCATTTTGCTGCTGAGAGTCATGTAGATAATTCAATCAAGAATTACAAACCATTTCTAGAATCAAATGTGATAGGAACTATCAATTTGATGAACGCTGCATTAGAAGTGGGTGTAGAGAAGTTTCATCATGTATCTACTGATGAAGTGTATGGTTCACTAGAATATGATGACGAGAATATATTTACAGAGACCACACCATACGACCCAAGAAATCCATACTCTGCTAGTAAGGCAGCGTCAGATTATTTTGTAAAAGCATGGCATAATACATACAAACTTCCTTATCTTATAACAAACTGTTCAAATAACTATGGACCACATCAACACCTAGAAAAACTCATACCTCTTACTATTATAAACGCTATGAGATGTAAGAAAACTTACATGCATAGCGAAGGAAGATTGATTCGTGACTGGTTGTATGTTGAGGATCATTGTCGTGCTATCTGGATGCTAGAAGAACAAGGTATTATGAATGATACCTATAACATAGGTGGTGGTTGTGAACTTGATGTAGAAACAGTGGTCAAAAAAATACTTACCATATTAGGTAAGTCACATGATCTTATTGGTGTGTCAGATGCAAGACCGGGTGTTGATAAAAGATATGCTATGAGTTATACTAAGTTATATGAAGCAACTGGGTGGAAACCGATCATGAATTTTGACACTGGTCTACAACATACTATACAATGGTATTTGAATAGATGATTTCTTTATTTGGTCCGGGTTTTGTTGGTGGTAGATTTGCAGAAATGTATCCAACATTCACTCACGTTGAGGAAAGAGATGAGAGATGTCCTACACACAAGGATGTTTTATATTTTATTTCGACAACAAATAATTATCATGTGCATAATCACATAACATTAGATGTAGATACTAATCTGAAAGTTCTATGCGAAACTTTAGATTTCTGTAGATCAGAAGACATCACATTCAATTTTATATCATCATGGTTTGTGTATGGTCAAGGAGGAAATGTCCCTGCTAAAGAGGGAGATCATTGTAATCCTACAGGGTTCTATTCTATCACTAAGTATTGTGCAGAAAATCTTATCAAGTCTTTTGCACAGACCACTGGTATGAAGTATAGAATACTGAGACTATGTAATGTCATGGGTGTTGGTGACACAAAGGCAAGTAAGAAGAAAAATGCCATACAATATATGATAAATGAGTTGAAAAATAACAGAGACATCAACATATACGATAACGGATCACATCAACGTGACGTCATGCATGTTGATGATGTTTGTCGTGCTATTCATCTTGCTATAACTCATGGTGAGTTGAATGAAATTTATAACATAGGTTCTGGTAAACCTACAGCAGTTGGACAACTCATTGATACTGCGATAAAGTATACTAATACAACAGGTGAGGTTCATAATATAGAACCACCTGAGTTTCATAATAATGTTCAGACCAGAAACTTCTGGTTAGACACCACCAAACTACAAGACCTTGGTTTCCGTCAAGCAGTCTCTAATGAATCTATCGTACACGAATTATGTCTATAAAAGATAAAGTCTCTGATTTTATATCACAACTGGGAGATGATGGTGAGAATCTATTCCCATATCTTGCTAACAAAGATTGGAAACCCGGTGGTAACATCTACTATTCTGGTCCATATTGGGATGAGCAAGAACCTATTGCTGCAATAACAACTTTGTTGAAGGGTAAGTGGTTGCCTGCAGGAGAAGAAGTCAATAAGTTTGAACATCAATTTGGTAAGAGATTCGACTTCAAGTATAGTGTCATGGTGAACAGTGGTTCATCTGCTAATCTTGTGATGATTGCTGCACTGAAAAAATATTTTGGATGGAAAGATGGTGATGAGATATTGGTATGTACATGTGGATTTCCTACTACCATCAACCCTATCATACAGAATAATTTGAAACCTGTATTTGTGGATATTGATTACACAGATTTGAATTGGGATCTAAGTATGTTAGAGTCCAAGATCACCAGTAGAACTAGAGCGTGTTTTTCTTCTCCTGTTCTGGGAAATCCCTACGACTTTGATAAGTTCCTCGAAATTTTGGATGTTCACGGACTCGAATACATCGCGGACAACTGTGACTCCTTGGGTAGCAAGTGGAGAGGTGAGTTTCTTACCAAAAACGCCATCGCTGCTTCTTGTTCTTTCTATCCAGCTCATCATATCTCCACTATCGAGGGTGGAATGGTTTCCTCTAATGTCGAGGAGATAATCCAGATTGCCAGATCGTATGCTTGGTGGGGAAGAGGATGCTACTGTGTAGGATCCCAAAATAAATTGCCCAACGGTGTCTGTGGGCAACGCTTCGACCGTTGGTTGGAAGGGTACGACCATGATGTCGATCATAAGTATGTCTTCGGAGTTCAAGGATATAACCTCAAACCCGCCGACTTGCAAGGGTCTATTGGTCTTGTACAATTGACTAAGCAAGATGAGATACATCGCATCCGTCGTCTCAACAAAACTCGACTCCATGAGATCTTTTCTAAGATCGATGGTGCGAGGGTTATTGAAGAAAAAGAACATGCCGAGACTTCTTGGTTTGGTGTACCTATAGTATATGAAGGAAACAAAGTACAACTTGTAAAATATTTAGAAGATAATAAGATACAAACTAGAAACTATTTTGCAGGAAATATTCTCATGCATCCGGGGTACAAACACCTTGAATCATATGCTAATTATCCTAACTCATGTAAGGTGTTAGATAATGTATTTTTCTTAGGATGTTCTCCTGTAATTACAGATCCTATGATAGACTACATAGAACAAGTAGTTACTAAGTTCAGAAATGGACTTTAGATTCCCACTTTTGGGAAAAAATTTTCCGACAAAAAATTCTTCATTAAGGTTTTTATGAAAACAGCATTAGTACTAGGTGCCGGTGGTTTCATTGGAAGTCACATGGTCAAGAGACTCAAGAAAGAAGGTTACTGGGTTAGAGGTGTAGACCTCAAGTATCCAGAGTTTTCTGATACAGAAGCAGACGAGTTCATTCAAGGAGACTTACGAGATAAAAGTTTTGTTGAAAGAGTCATACAATATAAAGGACAGCAAGGAAACTTCTATGAATCTGTTCCTTACAGATACATCGAACCATTCCATGAAGTATATCAGTTTGCTGCTGACATGGGTGGTGCAGGATTTATTTTTACAGGTGAGAATGATGCTGACATTATGCAGAACTCTGCAAGTATAAATCTGAATCTATTAGATGCACAGCAGAAGTTGAATGAAACTTTTGATGGGTCAGAAGGGTGGAGTGAATGTAATAGACCATGCCTAGATTGGGTTACTAAGATCTTCTATTCTAGTTCAGCATGTATGTACCCAGAGTACAATCAATTAGACCCTAACAACCCTGATTGTCGTGAAGAATCCGCTTACCCTGCTAACCCTGACTCCGAATATGGATGGGAAAAACTCTTCTCGGAAAGATTATATCTCACTTATGGTCGTAACTACGGTATACCTGTTCGTGTTGCTCGCTACCATAACATTTTCGGTCCAGAAGGAACATGGAAAGGTGGACGTGAGAAAGCACCGGCAGCAATCTGTAGAAAAGTTGCAAACGCAGGTCTCGCCGACACAATCGAAGTGTGGGGTGACGGAGAACAGACTCGATCTTTCTTGTTTATTGATGAATGCATTGAAGCAACTTGGAGATTGATGCAATCAGAATTCAAGGGACCTGTGAACATAGGTTCAGAAGAGATGGTTACAATCAATGAGTTAGTAAGAATAACTGCAAAAGTAGCAGGGAAATCCATAGGTAGAGATCACATACTAGATGCACCTCTTGGTGTTCGTGGACGTAACTCAAACAATGATCTAATTAGAAAGGAACTTGATTGGGATTACTCACAAACACTTGAAGAAGGTATCAGAAAGACCTATAATTGGATCGAGCAGCAGATATGTAAGGAAACTATATCATCTGCCACTCTTGAAAATGTAGAATACGATTTATTAGCATCAGGTTAGTATGAGATCACTCGTTACTGGGGGTGCAGGATTCATAGGATCCCACCTTGTTGACAAACTATTAGACATGGGACATCAGGTTACTGTTGTTGACAACGAATCTTCAATATGTAATCAAGAGTTCTACTGGAATGATAGAGCATGGAATGTCAAAGGAGATATTTCAGATGCAGATTTGATGGCACAAGTCTTCTCTTCACCGGACGGTATGGAGAAGATTGATTATGTGTTTCATCTTGCTGCTTATTCTAGAATACAAATTGCATTGAAGAATCCAGTTGGATGTGTGCAGACAAATGTTTTAGGAACAACAATCTTATTGCAGAATGCTCGTGAACATGGTGTCAAAGCATTCGTAAACTCATCCACATCATCATCTTATGGATTGAAAAATGAACCACCTCTTAGAGAGGACATGACACCTGATTGTTTGAATCCATACTCAGTATCAAAGGTGGCAGCAGAGAATATGTGTAAGATGTATTCAGATCTATTTGATTTGAATACAGTAAATCTAAGATACTTCAATGTATATGGAGAAAGACAACCTCTCATAGGACAGTATGCACCTGTTATAGGATTATTTTTAGAGCAATGGAAAAGGAGTGAAGCATTTACAATCGTGGGTGATGGTGAACAACGAAGAGATTTCACACATGTAAGAGATGTAGTCAGAGCAAACATAGCAGCAGCAGAGAGAGCGAGTGACATATCTGGTGAGGTTATAAATGTTGGTACAGGAACTAATCATTCTGTAAATCAAGTAGCGGATATGATTTGTGATTCCTATACTAAAAACTTTATACCACCTAGACCTGCAGAGGCAAGAGTAACTCTTGCTGATATTTCAAAAGCAAAAAACCTTTTGGGATATATGCCATCTATTGAAATTAGTGATTGGATTGATGAATACAAGGTACAATGAAAAAACTGATGAACTTATTCATCCAGTAAACATAAAAGAAAATCACTCCCAAGCATATCAGGATCTATTTGTCCTGACAATGTTGGGTAGTAAAAAGAATGGTAGGTATCTTGAGATAGGTGGCAATCATCCTAGTGCATTCAACAACACATATCTTCTTGAAAGTGAATTCAACTGGAAAGGAATATCAGTAGAGATAGACGAGCAATTTCAAAGTCAATGGACATCTAGATCTAATGATTGTCATCTTGCAGATGCTACAACATTTGATTGGAAAGCAGCAATAAAAAAGAAGAGGTGGACAAAGAAAAGATTTGATTATGTTTCTATAGATTGTGAACCTCCTAATATTACACTCAAAGCATTAGAGAATCTACCATTAGATGAGTACAGATTTTCTGTGATTACATTTGAGTCAGATCTATATGCACATGGGGTAGAGTGTAGAGATATACAAAGAAGAATATTGAATGATCTTGGTTATCAGATTGTAGCAAGAGATGTTGCAAACGGTGGCAATCCATTTGAGGATTGGTGGGTAGACCCAGAAGTTGTAGATGAAATGACATGGGGACCATTTATATCACATCATGCTGAAGCGAGAACATTGTTCATCAAATGATTGCAATTTCTCACTGGTACGGTAGACTAGGAAACAACATACAACAGTGTGCAGTCGGTACGATGGCAGCAGCACTGACACAATCAACATTTGAATCAATCGATCATGAGATTATCAGAAAACACAAGACATCGTTTGGACAGAATAGTCAGGAAGTACGATCAAAGTTCTTCTACTGGGAGGGTCCGTATAAGGAAGTCAACATCGATGAAGAATTCATTTATGACAACATGCGTCACATTTGTAAGACGTATATTGAACCCCATATCCAAGCACCGAGAGTGGTACTTCCTGATGATTGGATTGTTATTCATATTAGGAGTGGAGATGTATTTGACAGGAGGGTATCTAACCCTAGCAACTATGTCCCTAATCCTCTTTATTTTTATATGCAATTGGTTGAACGATTTCAACAGGCGATTGTAGTAACAGAAGGAGATGATCACAACCCTATAATAAATGAACTTAGAAAGCATCCAAAGGTTACAATACAATCTAAAAGTGTGGCAGAAGATTTCGGTACGTTATTGTCAGCAAAACATCTTGCCAATTCTGGGGTTGGAACTTTCGGTATTGCTGCTGCTCTATGCAGTCATAATATTGAAACCTTTCATTGTACTGATGTGAAAATGAGTGAGCATCTAAATTATGGGATGCTTCTTGGTAAAGATGTAGAGGTGCATTTGATGCCACTTGATGACTACATAAACGTAGGAGAATGGACTAACAGTGACGAACAAAGAAAATTTATTCTTGAATACGATCCAATTTCCTAGGAAAATTGCTGACAAAATTGAACATGCAGCAACGAATGGACCGTGGTGGTATCTTCCAGACTGTGCTCATCCAATAGGACATGAGTTACAGACTGATACGAATCCGTATTTTTCATGTACCTTGATAAAAGATCGTATTCCCATTCATAATCTAGTAAGGCATTATGATATTGCATTTTTTAGTAAGTATATTAGAATGGAGAAGCATGTAATCTGTAGAGCACATGTTACCATGCACTATCCAAACCCTAAAAAGTTTGGTGTGCCACACAACTTTCATATAGATCAACAGTTCCCACACATCGTGGCATTATATTATATCAATGATGCTGATGGTGACACTATATTCTGTGACGAACACGATCATTCTAAGATTATACATAGAGAAACTCCTAAGAGAGGGAAGTGTGTAATCTTTGAAGGTCTGCATGCATATCATGCTAGTTCTTCACCGACTACAAACATTAGAATGACATTGAACATTAACTATGACCATCTTTGATACGTTCACTTTTTATAATGAACTTGATTTATTGGAACTCAGACTTAATATACTGGGTGATGTTGTAGATTACTTTGTTATAAATGAAGCAACAATTACTTTTACTGGTAAAACTAAACCTTTATATTACTTTGAAAATAAAGAACGTTTTAAAAAGTGGGAAGATAAAATAATACATCATGTCACACACGATGATAATAAAACATTAGAAAAATATTGGGAAGGTGTTCCTTATCATAGGAGCATGAAAGAGGAGAATATATACCAACTACCATTACACTATCAGAGAGCATGTTTCCATAAGGACTCTGCAATATATGCATTGCTTGATAGGGCAGAGGATGATGACATCATACTAACAAGTGATGCTGATGAGATTGCAAATCCAGATGCTCTGCTTGCTATGGATGAGTGGTTCAAACCTGAGAATCATTATGTGTTGAGAGGTCCTGTATACTATTACTACCTCAATCTATTATGTGAAAAGGAATGGATGGGAACTAGAGTGTGCACAATGAAGACACTCAAGACAATGAGTATAGATAAGTTGAGGCAATCACATCAAGACTCTTGGAAGATTGACAATGCATCATGGCATTGGAGTTTCTTTGGTGATGCTGACACCGTACGTGCTAAGATGGATGCTTATGAACACCAAGAGAACAATTTACCTCAGTTCAGAGATACCATGGAACAACGTATCGAAGAAGGATCTGATCCATTTGGTAGAGATTATCTGTATAAACCAACTGTGGTACCTATCGATAGTACATACCCAGAGTATGTTAGAGCACATGAGAAAGAATTAGCGAGGTTTATCAAGTGAAAATTGATACACAAGGAATGTCTTATGGAGATGGTAAAGGTGATGGAAGAACTTTGGAAGAACAACGTGCTGCTATTCCTCCATTCGATCCACCTAAGATACCTCTCATTACTGATATGTTGAAGAAGGAATTGAAAGAACTTATCAATGAGGTACTAGATGAGAGAGAACATGAGAAGAAACTCAATGGTCCATATGATTTCCCAGAGTTATGAATCTAATTGAAGGTGTAGCAGTATCTAATCACTGTGACTACTCATTTGGTGACCAGTCAGGTTGTATAGGAAACGTTGCCGGTGCCTACATGAAACAGGCAGACTCATGTAATACTGAGTTTGAAAAACTTGTGAAGGGCGGTAAACCATTCATGACACTTTTCATAGATAATATACGACTTTATAATAGACCACTCAAGGCAGACACTGAGAGTGACCAAAAATGGATAGATGGTTTGATGGAGACTAATGATCTTCTGAAGACTTGTGGCAACTATCCTGACACGAAATTTTGTATATTTACAAACTTAGAAGACACTCCTATTACAGAAGACGTTCATGATAAAATTCCTGAGAACGTTGTTGCAATCTATGGAACAAATGCTGTCGGGTTTGGTGGCAAGGTTCACCCATTCCCATATGGTGTACAGAGAATCATACATCCCAGTGACAATCGAATCGGAATACTCAAGAAGTACTTACATCAGAAGAAAGTAAAACCTAAGAAGTTACTTTACATCAATCACTCAGAGCATACCAACCTCAGTGAGAGAGGAAATGTAAGACAACAATTTTCTGCTATGCATTATGCTACAGTAGGTGAGAGAGTACATTATGATCTCTACTGTCAGCAGATACTGGATCATAAATTTATGATATGTCCACAAGGAAATGGTGTTGATTGCCATAGGAACTGGGAGGTGTTATACTTAGGAAGAGTCCCCATAATGAAGAGGTCTGAATATCTCCAAGAGTTATATAAAGACTATCCTATCTTATGGGTCAATGATTTTTTAGAATGCACAAAAACTGTGTTGTCTGATAACAATCATCTGTTTGAAAAAGCACAAAAAATTGACAACAACTTACTTGATCTTTATACTGTATTCAACCGTGCTGTAAAGAATGCTAAAAATTCCTGAAGTTACATTGGTCATGCTCGCTGACCTTGACATTGAAGATGCTGTTTATGCAGTAAACAAATCATGTGAAGGTATTCACTGGGGTGCTGCTAAGTTTCTTAGTAGTAAGGGAAGACCTAAAGGTTTGAATCCCAATGTAGATTATGAGGAAGTATATCCAATTCAATCAATCAATGACTTTAATTTTTATTGTATTTACAATCTTACTAATCACGTCAGGACCTCGCATTGCCTTCTCATACATCCGGACGGCTACGTTATTCGTCCTCACCTTTGGGATCCTAAGTTTCTTGATTACGACTATATCGGGGCACCGTGGAGAGATGATCCAAATGCCTACCTCGACCCGTGGGGAAAGAATCATCGTGTCGGGAATGGAGGATTTTCCTTACGCTCCAAAAAATTACTCGATGTCCCCGCTAAAGTCACCGTCCCTTGGGAAGTAAATGTAGGAAACTTTTACAAACATATGGATGCCGGACTATATAATGAGGACGGGAACATATGCTGCCACAATAGACACATCTTCGAGGGACAGGGATGTGTGTATGCTCCCGTCGCGGTGGCGAGTAAATTCTCTAGAGAAGAAACTCTACCTGACAGTGAACAAGAAACTTTTGGTTTCCATTATCATTTTCAAGAAATACGATGAAAGCAACAATCAACCAACTGTGGTGGAACCCATGGGGTGAGGAAGGTTTAGATGTAGGTAACAGAAGAGTAAGTATATCAATAGACAATCTAACATTTGATAAGAAAGCAGACTATAGGATTTTATTTTTAGCAGAACCATATGCAGTAGCACCATCTGTGAACGAGGGTGCTCTTAGAAATTCACATAACTTCAATCGAATCTATACATTTACACAATCAATACTAGAGAAATACCCACAGGCAGAGTTGTTCGAGTGGGGTTCTTCATGGTTGGACTTCAATGATCTCAATATAAAAAAGAAACCACACATCACATTTGTTACCAGTTCTAAGTTGCAGACCACTGGACATAAGACTAGAAATCTTATCATGGATATGTTAGATGACATAGAAGATGTGAATGGTATGGAAGTCTATGCACACAAGTCACCACCTTTCCATCAAAGAAGAAATGATTTCTTTGAGAATGCACTGTATCATATTACAGTAGAGAACTCAAGACAAAAGAATTATTTTACAGAAAAGATTATAGATTGTTTTGCTAGTAGAACCATACCAATTTACTGGGGTTGTCCTAATCTCAACAAGTGGTTTGATATGGATGGTGTAATTACATTCAATGATGTCAGCGAACTCAAGAAAATATTTGACAAACTAACTGAAGACTTCTACTATAGTAAGAAGGAAGTTATTGAAAAGAACTATGAGATTGCCAAGCAATTTTATGGTGAGAATGATGTAGTTCCTCGATTGACCAAAACCATTATCGCTGATGTTGAGGAAAACGCTATAGTATATGAGAGTTAGTTTTTGTATTCCAACTCATGATGGTAATGCAAGATGTCAAAATTATTTGTTTGATATTTTTCATGCTCTCTCACAACAAATCAATAAAGATTTCAACGTCTGGATATCAGACCATAGCAAATCTGACAAAGTTCTACAAGCATGCCAAGAGTATGCCGATCTATTTGAAATAAACTATGTTAGAAATCCGAATAATCTTGGGAACATTTCTGCTAACACTAATCACTCTCTTCGTAACGCAGATGGTGAGATACTAAAAGTTTTATTTTCAGATGATTTTATTCTGACAAATAATCTTGTAGTAGAACTTGACAAAGCATTCACCGGTGATGTCAAGTGGGCAGTCACAGGATATGCTCATACAATTGACGATGGTCAGACACATTACAATCCAAAGGTTCCCTTTTATAATGATAGATTATTAGAGGGTGTGAACACTTTGAGTTCACCTTCTATACTTGCATTGAAGAGAGGAATCGACATGTATTTTGATGAAGATTTGACCATGTTGATGGACTGTGATATGTATTACAGACTCTATAAATATCATGGAGACCCAGTGATACTAAAGGATTATCACATCTCAAACAGAGAACATAAGACTCAAACTCAGAGAACTTATGAACACCTCCTACCAAAGGAGATTGAATATTTGAAACAGAAACATTCATCATGACTATAGGATTCAACCATCTAGGCAGACATGGCAGACTTGGAAATCAGATGTTCCAATATGCAGGACTACGAGGTATCGCAGCACATAAAGGATATGACTTTGCTATTCCTCCTAGTGACTTCACTGATGAGTGGACAGACCATCAATTATTTGAAGCATTCAAACTTGTAGGTCTTACAAAGATAGAACAAGTTCCCGGACCATATGTGCAAGAAGCACATTTCCATTTCGATCAAAACCTATTTGATAATATGCCTGATGGACACAATGTCTATGCATATTTACAGAGCACAAAATATTTTGAGCATATAGAGGAAGATATAAGAGAAGATTTTGAATTCAAAAATGATATACATTTACCATGTAAAGAGATGATGGATACTCTAGAGAATCCCATCGCATTGCATGTTCGTAGAGGTGACTATATACAGAACTGTGATAATCATCCACCTTGCCCCAAAGAATATTATGACGCTGCACTGTCAAAGTTTGATAACAATCGTACAGTGGTTGTTTTTTCTGATGATCCTAAATGGTGTAGTACTGAGTTCCCTGATGACAGGTTCCTTGTCTCAGAAGGTGGTGACAATCTTGCAGACTTGTGCATGATGACTATGTGTTCTGACTTTATCATTGCAAATTCATCATTCTCTTGGTGGGGATCTTACCTATCACGTAATCCTGATAAGAGAATCATTGCACCTAAGAAGTGGTTTGGTATAGGTTATACTAAGAACCACAATACATCTGATCTATACTGTGATAACTGGGAGGTATTATGACTCAACAACCTGAATGGGAAGCACCTCAAATAGGTAATGATCTAAAGATGAATGAGGACTTTAGTAAGATTGATTTACCTGTCTGCACATACCTAATTCCATTGAGGATTGAAAGTGCTGATAGGATGAGAAATATAATAACTTCTGTTTGTTATTTGCTAAAGAATATTGATGCACCGATTATAATTAAGGAGTTTGATAAAGAATCCATATATGAAAGTGCTGTATTGCCACAGTTGAAGATAGCATGTAGTGAAGAAGAGTTGTCAAAGATAACTCATGTATTTGAACAAACTGATGAGTTTATATTTCATAGAACAAGACTAATAAATGACATGGTGATGATGGCAGAGACACCCTTTGTCTGTAATCATGATTCTGATATTATTTTACCTGCACAAACTCACTTTTTTGCAAATACATTCTTGAAGAATGGATATCTAGCACCCGATGCACCAGAGGGAACTGAACCACAAGAAGTAGAGTGTGTGTATCCTTATGGGTATGGTGATTTTCAATTACGAGTCTTTGCTGATGATCAGATAGTCAGTAACTTTATAAATTCTAATTTTAATTTTCATGCTTTTGATGGTAAGTTGAAACAGCATGATGCTAAGTTTGGTTTCGCTCAGTTTTTTGATAGAGAAGAATACATTAGACTAGGTATGGAGAATGAAAAGTTTATATCATATGGGTATGAAGATGATGAAAGATTCCATAGATTCAATACTTGTTCTAAAGTTATAAGAATCAATGATTACATATACCACCTTGAGCATTCAAGAACACAAAATTCATGGTTCACAAACCCACATATAGAGGACAATCGAAAAGAGTGGGAGAAGTTGAAGTTCTATGGTAAGAAAGCATTGACAAAATATTATGAAAACATTGATTATATGAAGGTGAGACGTGGACAAGAACAAAAGTAAATCAAAGTTAGATGGTTTCCCACCAGTCTTATGGTTGAACCTTGATCGCTATGTTGATAGGCAGGCATATATGGTTGAACATCTTGAGTATTGGGGTATCAAAGATCACACTCGTATAGTAGGTATAGATGGTAAAGAAGATGATCCATCTTCATATCTAAAAGGAAGAGTTCCTGACAATATGAATTCTGGTGAGATAGGATGTGTCCTTACTCACTTGAGTGCACTCAATTATTTTGTAAATGAAACCACACATGATGAAGTGATCATCATGGAGGATGACATTGATTTGTCACCGGTCAAACACTGGACATTTACATGGAGAGAAATAAGGAAAAACCTACCAATCAATACTGATACATGTCAATTTACAATTATAAATCCTAATGGTATACATCTAAAGTTACATCATAGATTTGTCAATGATTTCTCTGCTGCATGTTATCTTATAACTAGACATCATGCTGAGAAAGTGCTAAGATGTCATCAAAGAGGTGATCTATGGAAGATAGATCAGAACATCAGACCTAGAGCAGTGTCTGAAGATTTGATTTTAGATAGTGGTAAGGGTTATGCTCTTCCAATACTAAACTATAGACTTGATATGGGTTCTGCAATACATGAAGAACACATTGACATCTTTCACAAAGATAGTAAGAAAGGATTAGAAGAATTTTGGTCATCAAGTGGTCAAGATATTCAACTCCAACAACTTATGGAATTAGATGAATACGTTGGTCGTATTCCACCTTCTGTTTACCAACAACAACAATCATAATGACTGATTTACCTAACGCACCGTCACAACAACCTGTGGCACCTCAACAAATTGAACTTTTGACACAGGGTGTAGAGCATAAGATGAAATTCAATGATGGTATCGGTGTCATTGAAAACTTTATGTCAAAAGAATATTGTGATATTTTGATTCAGTCATTTGAATACTTCAATGACCTCAAGTATGTCAAGAAAGGACTTATGGGTGGACACTTTGAGCATCAAGCAACAAACGATGGTAGTAAACAGTTTACTAGAGGTGCTATGGGTAGAAAGGATGAGCAATTATTTCTTGAAGTAGCAGATACATTGTTAGCATCACAATGTACAGAAGTAGTTGGTGCAGGGTTTGAACATTATTCAATGGAATACAAAGGTATACTAGACTCTGCTGATCCTGTAGCATCATGGACTTGTAAATTACAGAAGACACAAGCAGGAGGAGGATATCATATCTGGCACTGTGAAGATGGATCATTTATATACAGAGACAGAGTGTTGACATGGATGATTTATCTAAATGATATACCAGTAGAGAATGGTGGTGGAACTGATTTTCTACATCAGAAATGTTCTTTCCAACCGACAGCAGGAACAATAGTGTTTTGGCCTGCAACTTATACTCATATGCATCGTGGTTCATTCTTGACAGGTGACATACCAAAGTACATTGCTACTGGATGGTTCCTAAGAGAACCCGGAAATGTAACTACTAGAATTATTCAAGAGCAGCGAGGTTTACCACAACAACCAGAAAAATTAAATGGATGATAATATTCACCACCAATATCAATGCTTATGATATAATACCGGATCACTATTATGATCCAAGTGTGAAATATTATATGTTCTATGATAAAGAGATAGAACAAAAAGGTCCATGGGAGTTTATAAAATTAGAAAGTGTACAGAAGTGTCCAGTTATAGAGAAGTATGATAGTCCTGTACTAAATTCATATCAACTTAGAACTATGTCACATTGGTTGTTCAGTGAACCCCATGTGTGGATAGATGGTTGTTATACAATGACAGAACAGTTTGTAAAAAATTCAAAAGAGTTTTTAGATACAAATGAAATTACATTGATGCATCATCCTGCAAAGAGAACATTCTTACAGGAGTTAATGAAGTTATACAGATGTGGATTTGTTCCAGAAGAAAGATTATATAAGTTCTGTAGGCAAGTTGCTGCAACAAAAATGCCGATGTCATTCTTTGATCACACAATCAATTGTGTTATATGGAGAAACTATACACCACATGTTATAGATTGGAATGAACAATACTGGCACTGGTATCTTGACTATGAACTATATCATGGTTGTCAGTTGACAAGTGCACTAGCAGAGTGGATGATATATCAGGAGAGATTACCTAGAGTTCCTCCACAGGTAGATTTAGATAAGTCTACTAGATCAAAGCACTGGAAAGAGTCATATGATTTCATAACTAATAATGACGAGAGAAATTTTATGCACAATATAAGGAGAATTCTGAAGGCAGCATTATGATAATATATTCTTGCATCACGAATGGTTATGATGTAATACCAGATCATTACTACGATCCTGACGTCCGGTATGTAATGTTTCATGACGGAAGTGCGGTACCACAGGGACCATGGGAGTTTATAAAACTTAATGAAGACATTGATTGCCCAAGAAGACTGTCAGCATATCCTAAGATAAATCCACACAAATATTTTGATGAAGGTGAGGACACAGTGTGGATAGATGCATGCTATGTGATGACTAAAGAGTTTGTTGAATTGGCAAAGAAGAGATTCCCATTCACTATACTAAGACATCCTAATAGGTTTTCTTACTATGATGAAATGTTAGAGGGATTTGAATGTTCTTTCTTTGGTTTCAATGAGGGTGTAGAACTCACAAGAATATTATTTGAAGATGGATATAATTTCAGACAGTATAGAAGTCCATTAGGAACTATAATATACAGAACGATCAATGATGATACAGTCAAGTTTGGAGATTCATGGTGGCATTACTTTGATGCAGGTGTCAACAGAGATCAGATTTCATTTGATGCTGCATTACAACTCAATGATTTGAATCCAGAAATAGTAGAGGATAGAAACAATTGTGGTATTGCACTTGGATATCATAATAAGGTAGGACGTAGGGGGAAGCATCCTCAAAGAGGAGCAAAAGATCAGTGGAGAATCAGACACGAGTTTGTCAATGCCATGAGATCGTATGTAGGTATGTCAAGGATATATGTAAAACACAACCATGATTTCCTTAGAAGTGTACAGTGATAATATACACCTGCATTACAAATAATTATTGTAAATTACCAGAGCACATGCCCGATGGTAATGAATACTATTGCTTTGGTGAAGCAGAAGCAGTGGGACCATGGAAGGTGATGCCCGGAAAAGATTGTGGTAATCCAATAAAGTCATCAAGATTTTATAAAATCAACTGTCCTTTCAATGAAAGTGTGTATGTTGATGCCACTAAATTACATTTACTCAAAGAACCTTTCTTCAAGATAAGTCAGGAAATATTATCTACCTATGATGATAAGATGTTTTGTTTACAGCATCCACATAAACATTCTTATCTAAATGAGATGATGGAATACTATAACAATGGATGGTGGAGTAAGAATCAGATTATGAATTACACAGCATTACTTATTGATCTAGGTTTTGATTTCAAAAGATTCTTTTCACCACTATGCACTATCTTATGGAGAAAGAATCGTAGAGAGTTCAATGAGATGTGGTGGACATGGTATGAGAAGGGTGGTGTCAGAGATCAGATGGCATATGCTACAGCATTGCAAGCATTGAAAATGAATTTTAGATATGATGATGCTATCACATTCCTAAACAATTTTACTGATGCAGGATATGGTGGTGAGTGGTGGAATACAAGACAAGGTGATTATAATCTATTCAAACCAGATGACAAAGAAAAAGTATTAGATTTACTATGCAAAATGACTGGTTTGTCATCATTTAGATACAAACCATGTTGTCGTAGAAGACGTACTAAATAAAAGAAAAAATTGTTATGGGAGCAATGACACCACCTAGCAGGAAGTCCTGCTATAACTTTAGAGTAACGGAGATTAACCGTGTTGTTGACGGGGATACTATTGATGTCACCATTGATCTTGGGTTTGACTTATACAAGAAAGAAAGAGTTAGAGTTGCAGGAGTTGATACTCCGGAAAAAAGGACTCGTGACCTCGAAGAAAAAGCATTGGGTATCGATGCAACTAACTGGATTAAAGAGAAACTTGAGGGGGCAATAGATGGAGACGACGAACTTACTATTAGAACCGAACTCAAAGGTGGCATGGGTAAGTATGGTAGGCTTCTTGGTTGGTTGTACATTGGCGATGATAATGTATCACTCAATGAACAAATGATTGAAGAAGGATATGCATGGGCATATGATGGTGGAACTAAGAAGAAAGACTTTGCAGAACTAAGAGAAATAAGAGGTATATAATGTTATCAGTACACCAGACTTGGGATCCTCTAAAAGTATGTTGTGTGGGTAGAGGTTTTCCTCCACACTTTTTTGATTATATAAAAGACGGTAGAGTAAGAGATGTTTTTCATAGGATAGCAGAAGAGACAGAAGAGGATTTATTAAAACTCTGTAGTATGCTTGAGGGTTTTGGTGTAAAGGTAATAAGAACAGACGTATCTGATGATCCAGAGGATTACTTTGCACAGGGAACTTTTGAGGGTACAGTAACAGGAAGAATGTATGCTCCTCCATTGACACCGAGAGATCATACTGCGATGATAGGTAATAAATTCTTCATGCCTAGTAAAAATTATGGTGATGATATTGATGTAGAACAGGAACTCAAAAATATATTTGGAAGCAGTGCAACACAGATGAGAAATGCATCTGATTTTCATAAGGAACTATTAGCATATGTGTATGACTTGACTTACCCCGGAAGACCAGTGTCTCCGGCAACTCAGCACATGATGATGAATACTATCAAGTATATCAAGAAAGGAAACATCAAAGCATTCCTAGAGCATATTGATGTTGCAGATTTGAAAGAGTTAATAATGCAGGCACACACTAATACTATAGGGTCAAACACAAAGTATGCTAATAATAAAAACAATTATGCTTATGAAACACTAGAGAAGTTTCTACAAGAAGAAGGAACTCCTATTGTTTATGATGAGTATATCAATTCTGCTACAACAACAAGAGTAGGTAAGGATCTATTCTTTGGTTATAATAATATAATTGCTAAGTTGAAAGAAGATGTTTATATGAAGAAGTGGAAGAGACTATTCCCTGATCATAGAATTAGACCAGTAAATCTACCCGGTCATGTTGATGGTGCATTCACACCAGTGAAACCCGGATTGATACTCAGTCTACGAGTAGGTGAAACATATGCAGAGACATTTCCTGATTGGGAAGTTGTATATCTTGAGGGTGAGAGTTGGGGTAAGATGGAGTCATTCCTCAAAGCAAAAGAAAAAACTAAGGGTAGGTACTGGGTTCCCGGAGAAGAACAAAATGATGCTTTCTATGAATATGTAAACACATGGATGAATGACTGGGTAACTTATGTTGAAGAGACTGTCTTTGATGTAAACATGCTTGTTATAGATGAACACAATGTAATATGTAATGGTTATAATAAGATAGCATTCGATGCATTTGAAAGACATGGTGTTACACCACATGTTCTAAACTTTAGACATAGGTATTTCTGGGATGGAGGATTGCATTGCATCACCTCTGACATCGCAAGGGAGGGAGAGCAAAAAGATTTCTTCGGCGATGTATAGAGTAGTATTTGTAGGTAGTATAAAGGAGTTGACTCCTGAGTACGAAAAGTATAATGATGATCTGTATGCCAGTGCAAAAACATTAGATGGATTCATTGGTATTGATAGTGATGTGGTTGAAGGTATTGAGATAACAATAAGCAAATGGAAAACTAAGAAAGATGTGATGGGGTGGGCGATGGACCCACTGCACATGGAAGCAAAAAAACAAGTAAATAAGTGGTATAATTGGTACAAATCTTATCATCTTGACTGTGACTCCTAAAGAAAAAATCGAAGAGTGGGTACTCAATACACTGAGTGAACCTCATAATAAATTTGGTGACTTACCTCCATGTCCTTATGCTAAGAAGGCATGGTTAGATGGTAATGTAGAAGTCAAGATGTGGAAAGACTTTGGAAGTTTTAGATATGATAAGTGGGAGAAAGAAGTTACAATCTATGTCATGGATCCATACACTTCACCAGAGTTCTTGTCACAGATAGCAAAGAACTACAATAAGTTATACCCTGACTACCTATTCCTAGAAGAACATCCTGATCTTGTAGAAGATGTAGGTGGGTTTGTGGTCAATCAAGGAGAACTTATATTACTAATTGTACAAGAAAGAAAACCTTTAGAGGAAGCAAGAGATAAATTGCAGGGGACTACTTACTATGAACACTGGACTCCTGAGATGAAGGAGAGAATCATTGAGCGTTAGAACAGTCAAGTGGTTTAGTGCCACAGTCATATTGACTGCTATGGTTTTTCATGTGTTGGGATTGACACCGTGGAATAGTATGCTACAATTAGTAGGTGCTACCGGTTGGACATACGTAGGTATCAAGTGGAGAGAAAGGGCAATAGTAATGAACTTCCTTCCACAATTTTTTATCATAGTCCCCGGTCTCATATACATGTTACTAAAATCATGACTAAACCTTACGATGATTCCAATTGGAGAGAAGAGTACAAAGGTTACGTAAGTAATAAAATGAAACTCAAACTATTAGAAGACGGACCTCATAGTTTGGCACAGGCATGGTTACTAGGTGCAATGCATTCTGATTGGAAGAGGATCAAGGGTTACGATAAACTCGATCCCAAACCTAATGAAGGTCAGAATCAGTCCAGTATGAAAGAGTTCTTTGAGAGGTACAAAGATCAGGGAATATGATTTTTCAATCCTATGAGTATCAAATATCAGAGAATGACAAAAAATATCTTTTAGAAACTTATAAGTCAGATAAGTATCTAAAGGGTAATTATTATACTGGGTATCACACACATTACCTTTCTCAAAGGAGAAAGACTAAGGGTGATGCAGTACATTCTGCCACTGGTAAAGAGGACGACAGAAGACTTGTCGGCATGTATTCCAAGTTCCTTGCCAAGTGTCTAAAAGATCAAGGATTATCCTTGCCAAAAATGATTTTATCTTATAATCATATTTGGGCACAGATCTATCTCAAAGAGAAGGGATCTATGAATGCACCACACAATCACTTTCTATCAAGTAATACTGTGTGTTCTTGGATTCATTTTGTGGACGTACCAGAAGATCAAGATTGTTTGTATTTCCAGATAGGAGACACCAAAGTCTACCCAAAGGAGCAAAGATCTGGTACACTGGTATTCTTCCCTGCATGGGCAATGCACGGTGTAGATCCAATCACAACTACATCTGAAAGGATGGTGGTTGCAGGCAATGTAAACAAAATTTTATGAAAGCAGTCCTTTGGTCGAAAGACAACTGTCAGTGGTGTGAAAGAGTCAGACAACTCTTTGCTGCCACTAAAATAGAATACTTAGAATACAAACTGGATAGAGACTTCACTCGTCACCAGTTCTATGAAGAATTTGAGGAGGGTGCTACCTTTCCACAAGTTCAACTTGACAACGTACACATAGGTGGATGCAAGGAAACATTGAAACATCTCCAAGAAAAGAAATTGATCTAGGAGAAATAAATAAGGGTGTAGAACTCTTGATGAGGAGACATACTGGTCTCCCTATTGAAAACCTTACTAGGAGAAAACACATGGAAGCAGCACTTATAACAATCGGTGTATTCACAGGCATTCTCACCCTTACCGTAGGGTTTCTTGTAGGATATATTCTACGCACCTATATACAGGACAACAACCATCAAGCATACACATATCACCCAGAAATGTTTGATGAAAATGGACAATTAGTTCCCGACGAAATCATTTCATTCCGAATTGAAGGGGACGAAACAACTGAACTTGAAGATTAATTATGGCAAAATTACCTCCAAATCCATTGGTATCAGAACTGTTCAAAGCAGTGCACGGTGCCAAGAACAAGACCTTGAAGTCTAAGATCCTTGGAGAGAACAAAAGAGATGATGTAAAAGCATTATTGATTTGGAACTTTGATAAGGAAATCCGAAGTGCTATTCCTGAAGGAGAAGTACCTTATAAAAAGAATGAAGCACCTATCAACTCAGGAGGACATACACGTTTAGTCCATGAGTGGAGAACCTTATACAATTACATCAAAGGTGGCAACGATTCTCTATCACAGATGAAAAGAGAAACCATGTTCATTCAATTACTTGAAAGTTTACATGAATCTGAAGCAGAATTAGTGATGCTTGTCAAAGACAAGAAACTTCAATCAAAATATAGAATCACTAGAAATCTTGTAGAGGAAGTCTACTCTGAGATAAATTGGAGAGATTCCTGATGGTCAAAGTGCTTCACGAGAAGTGTGACAAGAAGGTAGCAGACGATCCCAAACTTCCATACAATGCATATCTCATAGAGTATAAAGAAGGAGAAGAACACTTCTTTGATATTGCTATAGGTGATAAGTCAGTTGACATATTTGATTACTATTATGATAAGAGTAGTAAGTTTGTCAACATGACTCAAGCAGGAGGTCTAGTTGATCCTAAAAGATGGGTAGATCCCTCTACACCACCCCCCAAGAAAAGGAGAAAAGGGTAACGTATTGTTACAGATTTGTGAGGGATCACTTGCATAAATATATTTGGTATGTTATGATACCAGTACGTTCATCCAAACATGCAAGGTATTGCACTGCTAGTACTCCTCTTCGCTGAACATGATTATTCTCATTGGGAAATTTCATGTGATGATTGGAACGAGGTAAGAATTGAAATACTTAGTGATAAGGAACTCAGTTCGGATGCTCATGAATATCTTATAGATTACTTGAGAACAAAAGTACCAGACGAACAGTGTGAACCATGGCAAATTGGACGCAAGTAAGTCAAGACTCGGAACGGATCGTTCATCCCTTATGGGACGCAAAAGTTGACCGAAGGAACGGGGACTAAAAAACCCTACTACTAAGGAGTAACACAATGGCAAAAGTCACTTACAGAGGAGTCGAGTACGACTCAAAAGAATACAACGCTAAAGTGCTTGCAGAAGCAGCAAAGCGTCAGAGACATGAACTAATGTATCGTGGTCTCAAGGTTGCAAAATAGTTGCTAAAAGGTATAAATACCTATATAATAATATAAGTATTTCTACCCATATATGACAAGGTTATTTTACCAACTCTGTTTTTTAGCACTTGTATTTTCAAGCGTTGTTTATCTACCTAGATTTGCATACGCTGTGTAATCACAACTAAATATTTTTTTCTTGGGGGTGTTTACACCCCTTTTTTATCCGCTATAATATATGAATACACTCAAAAAAACTGCCAAACTAATTAAAGAAGCACTAAAACACAGACACCTTTATTCCAAATCCGAAGTCTTCTACATGAAGAATGCTTTGAAGGAAACAAAGAAGGAAATCAAGGCGATCAAGTCTGTGAAGTCACTAAAAACAAATGAAAGTACAACTGATAACAGTAACTCCTGATGCTGAAAAGAACATGGCATTTGTTGCCAGAGTATCTAACCCAAACAATCAGGACAACGAGAATTTTTCTGGACTGTTGAAGTATTGTATCAAGCATCAGCATTGGTCTGTGTTTGAGCAAGCACACATGACACTTGAGATTGAAACTACTCGTGCTATCGCAGCACAAATTCTACGACACCGTAGTTTTACATTCCAAGAGTTCTCTCAACGATATGCACAGAGTCATGAACTCGGAGAGATACAACTACCAGAACTAAGAAGACAAGACGTAAAGAATAGACAGAATAGTATAGATGATCTAGATGAAAAAGTTGTTGATAAACTCAACCGTCAAATGATTACACTATTCAGTTCTGCAGAGAGTCTTTACAAACAGATGATCGAAGAAGGAGTCGCCAAGGAGTGTGCAAGAATGGTTCTACCATTATGTACTCCAACTCGGATATATATGACAGGATCAGTTAGATCTTGGATACATTATATCAACTTACGTTCGGCACATGGCACCCAGAAGGAGCACATGGAGATTGCTGAGTCATGTAAGGATGTATTCACAAAACAATTTCCTGTTGTATCTGAAGCACTTGAATGGTAAATTTATTTCTAGGACCAACTCATGACTTGAGTTTTTTATATAATGATCAAGAAGCACAGAGAGTAACACCACAAGAGATTGCCACCTTCATCATGCAAGATGAAATTATAGCAGTCTACAATGGTAGATCAGAAGCAGGTCCTAGAGCACTAGGAAATAGGAGTATATTATATGACCCAAGAGATAACTGTACAAAAGAAACCATAAACAAGGTCAAGAAAAGAGAGCATTTCCGACCCTTTGCTGCTGCTGTATTGAGAGAACATGCAGAGGAATGGTTTGATATGTCTGGACTGAATAGATCCCCTACAATGTCATATGCGGTGCAGGCAAGAGAAGATAAGAAAGATTTGATACCCGGAGTTGTTCATATCGATGATACATGTAGAGTTCAAACAGTAGAGAAAGATATACCTCATCTTTACGAAGTCATAGAAGAGTTCTACAAGTACACTAAGGTTCCTATGGTGTTGAATACATCATTCAATCTCGCCGGTCAACCTCTTGTAGAGTCTCCACAAGATGCCATAGATACATGGAAGCAATCTGATATTCATGTACTCTGGTTCCCAGAAGCAAGACGAATGTATAAGAGTTCATCACTAGGAGATTGATATGAGAATTTTAGGAGTAAATTTATCTAACAATGGTTCTATATGTCTACTCAATGATGGTGAGATAGAACTATACTTAGAAGCAGAAAGACTTACGAGAAAGAAAAGAGATTATAACTGCACAAAACTATTCAACTTGGTAAAAGATGTAGATCAAATTGCTATAAGTGATGCCTGTTGGATTCATAATAAAACGAAGAGACTTATAAACTCAAAGAATATATCTACACTCAAAAGAAAGTTTCCTAATGCTGAGTTACATGATTTTAGAGACAGACATCATCTAACTCATGCTGCATGTGGTTTTTATAACTCTGAGTTTGAGGAGGCAGCAGTCATTGTGGTTGACTCAAGTGGTTCTAATTATGATGAAGGAGATGAGTGTGAAACTATACTACATGTCAAAAGAGGAAGAAGATTTCATTGGAAGAGAATACATAAGAGATATAATACGGAGGATGATATTGGTTCAGGTCTACAGTTTGATCTAGTATCAGAGAAATGTAATTGGGGAAGACAAGAAGCAGGTAAAGTCATGGGTCTTGCTCCCTATGGACATTATGTTGAAGGGCATTACATGTCATCGAACATGGAGAACGCTGCTGCAACTGTACAAAAGGATTGGGAGGACAGAGCAGTTGAGTTGGTCAAGATAGCATCAGAGAAATGTAATAATATTGTGCTGACAGGTGGATGTTTTCTCAATGTTGTGGTAAACTATAAACTATTGAAGGAATTTCCTGATTTGAATTTCTATGTTGACCCAATCGCTTTCGATGGAGGAACCGCTATTGGAGCAGCATATATACTTCACCACAATCCCAAAATAAAATCTTATTAACATGCCAACATACCCTGTAAAAAATTTGAAGACTGGCGAAACTAAAGAGATCATTATGACCATGAAAGAATATGATCAGTGGAGAAAGGACAACCCTGATTGGGATAAGGACTGGTCACAAGGAGCACCTGCAGCAGTGAGTGCTACTGGGGACGTGTACAGTAGGACAGATGGAGGATGGAATGAAGTTCTATCAAGAGTCGCTAAGACACCCGGTTCAAATGTAAAACCTCAGAAAACGGTACACTTCTAATGCCTGCTAGAAAGAAGAAGACTTCCAATCAAGTTGGGGTAGGTATGACTGCCAAACAAATGAGAAGGAAGAAACCTTACAATGCTGACATGATGATTCCCATCGATGCATTGACTGAGAATCAGAAAAAACTATTTGCATCACTCAATGAAGGTAAGAATG